TAACATACAACAACTGCAACAGGCACAAGCTCAAGAGAATGAATATCAGGCTCAAGAGCATCAACAACAATTCAACCAATGGGCGCAAGAAGAATACACTAAGCTAGTAAAATTAATACCAGCCTGGGGTGTTCCCGAACAGCAAAAATCGATTGCTGCTGATCTGCGTACCTTTGCCAACTCTAAAGGTTTCAATGATGAAGAGGTTAAACAATTGTTTGACCATCGTTCTATCATTATTCTTATGCAAGCTAAAGCATGGGAAGATTCCCAAAGAAAGGCTCAGAACCTAAAGACCAAGAAAGTTAAAAAGAAGGTAAAGGTTGTGAAGAGTGGAAAGGGTGTTGAGAAGTCTGCCAGTAATAAAGCTGTACGTCATACTAAAATGAAGCGCCTTAAACAATCCGGTCATGTAAATGATGCAGTAGGATTATTTGAGGATTTCGTTGATCTTTAATAGGAGAATATTATATGGCAATTCCAGCAAATACTAGGGAAACCTATGGTGCAGTAGGCATCAGGGAAGACCTTAGTAATATCATATATAATATTTCGCCAACTGAGACACCGTTCCTAAGTGGTTGTGGTCGTGAGACTGCTGAGAATACTTACTTTGAATGGCAGACAGATGCATTGACCCCAGCGGCAGCTAATAGATCCACTGAGGGAAATGATCCAGCTTCTTCTGCTGTAAGTGAACCAACTAGGGTAGGGAACTACACGCAAATTTCCGTTAAAGCAGTCCAGACTTCTGGAACAGCCGAAGCGGTTAATTTTGCAGGTAGAAAATCTTCCCAAGCGTATCAGTTAGCGAAACGCGCCAAAGAAATGAAGCGTGATATGGAAAAGATGTTGATGGATAACGTAGCACAATCCGCTGGTGCTGGTCCAAGCCCCGGCCCTGCAACCGCGAGAGTGACAGCAGGTCTAGGCGCATGGGTAGCTACCAATTACTATACTCTTGGAGGCGCACCTTCCCCACCGGGATTAGGTTCAGCTTCCAGTGGTAATGGTACGGATACCGCTAGTGATGCTACATCAGTTGGAACATTAACCGAAGCCGGTATGAAGACCGTAATCAAAGAATGCTTTGATAGCGGTGGAACACCGGATACCATTCTTGTTGGCTCTGCTAATAAGCAGGTTATTTCGGCCTTAACTCAAACAGTGTCAGAACTAAGAACATCAGCAGATAAGTCTGCTCCTGCTCACGTTGTGGCTTCTGTTGACGTTTATGTTTCCGATTTTGGAACTTTTAAAATAATTCCAGATCGATTCCAGAGAGCGCGTGATTGCTGGTTTATAGACTTTGACTTCTGGGCTGTGTCGTATTTACGACCGTTCATGACCGAAAGTCTAGCGAGGACTGGGGACAGTATAAAGCAGATGATTCTGGCTGAGTACGGACTCCAATCTAAGAACCAAGCATCAAGTGGTTTCTTGGCTGACGTATAGGTGTAAAGGTGGGGGTGTAAAAACCCCCACTTATCTATGAAGAAAAATATAGAAGATTATTTATTTCATAAAAAGAACTTCCTTAGTAAAGACTTCTGTAAGTCTACCATAGAAAAATTAAAAGAAAGTGAATGGGAAGGTCATGATTTTACTGGTTATGAAACAAATGATCCTGAACATGGGTTTGGATGGCAGAGAGAAGTTAAGTCTAAGCACGAACTTGAGCCAGAGTTCATAGGGTTTACAAGCCCAGCTTGGGATGAAGATCTTGCTAAGACTAATAACTTTATTATTAAAGAACTTAATTCTATATTAACAGAGTATGTTAGAAGTTTTGGCTACAAATGGTTTGATGGGTGGAATGGATATTCGGTTGTTAAGTTTCTAAAGTATGCAGAGACTCACAAGATGGCTGAACACTGTGACCATATCAGCTCTTTGTTTGATGGTAAGGTAAAAGGAATTCCTATGTTGTCTGTTGTTGGGCAGCTTAATGATGACTTTAAAGGTGGTGAGTTTGTAATGTGGGGTGATAAGGTTATACCATTCGAGACTGGTGATGTTATTATCTTTCCTTCTAACTTTATGTATCCTCATAGGGTAGAGCCTGTAACAAAGGGAGCTAGATATTCTTATGTTTCTTGGGCCTACTAACTTTAAAGTAATAAGAGGAATGCTGACAGGCGAACTCTTAGACTTTCTTGGAGTATATGCTTATAATATAGCCACACTTCCTGATGCTATACCATCTGGTAAATTTGTAGACAACCAGGTTCCAAATACTCCTGCATTCTATAATGATTTGGTAATGAAAAACCTTCTGTGTTATTTGTTGCCTGATATGAAGAAGCATACAGGTATAGACTTAATCCCTACGTATGCTTATCTTAGAGTTTATAAAATAGGTGATGAGTTAAAGAAGCATACAGATAGAAACAGTTGTGAGATCAGTGTAACATTAACATTAAGAAGAGAACTTAATGAAGATATATGGCCCATTTATGTAGAAACAGATACGGTTCATAAAGTAGAATTAGAGATGGGTGATGGTCTTATTTATAAAGGAATAGAGAGCCCTCATTGGAGAGATAAATTTGAGGGCAGCGGATTAGCCCAAGTATTTTTACATTACGTAAGGAGATAGTTATGCCTAAACAAATGAAGGGTTATAGTTTTTCAGATAACAAAGTAGGAGAAGCTGTTGATAAGGCTTCCAGAAGTACAGGAGATGCCTATGGTGGTATTACAGGTATCATTTCTAAACTAGGCACTGGCGGTACCGTCAAAGGCCAAGACAATCAAAAAGAGAAAGGATAATGGGAAAGAAAAAAGAAGTAGAAGGTCCAATCACTTTATACTCACCTGTTCATAGAGGAGGGAGTGAAGGAATAAAGAAGATCATAAAATCTCTTGATTCAGGAAAGAGTGGTTATAAGAATCCGGGCAATAGCCCGAAACACTCAGTGGAGAATCCATTTAAATAAGGAGTTGTAATGTTTGTATATGTAAAGACTCCTACCATTGCGGTAGTTGATGGAATTCTTTCTTTAGAAGAATGTTCACAAGTGATAGAGCATTCCAGAAGTAAGCTAAAAAGAAGTACAGTTGCAACAGATGATGGCTTAGTTCCTGATAAAGATAGAACTTCTCATGGTGTATTTCTTCCTCACTCTGACTTTCCAGAGTTATGTAAGAGAGTTGCAGACATTGCAGCTATTCCGTTAGAAAGAGCAGAGCCTATAAATGTTTTGCGATATACTAACGATCAAGAGTATAAATCTCATTACGATGCTTTAGATGGGGTATATCTTGAGAATGGTGGGCAAAGAATATTAACTTGTCTGGTTTATTTAAACAATGCTGTTGGTGGTTCTACTGCATTTCCTAAATTAAATTTAGTAGTCGGAGCTATTGGCGGAAGACTTCTAATGTTTGGTAATGTAGATGAAAATAATAAGGCACATGACTTATCATTACATCAAGGACTACCACCACATGAAGGTGAAAAATGGGTGATGACTTTATGGTTCAGAGAAAAGATAGTAAATTAGAGAAGGCATTCGGAGCGAAGAAAGAGAAGGCTCCAGAGAAGCCAAAACATAAAACTGCTGAAGAGCATCTAAAGGATTGGTCTGAAGATCAAACTAGAGCTATAGGCGGTAAGGGGTTCTTAGTGGGATGAAGAGAAGAAGCGGAAAACTATTAGATGTAATGCCATACAGGTATCAGGAATGGATTGAAGAGCCTGATGGATCTGTATCTATAACTACTCATCAAGATGTAGAGCCTACAATAGAACAGAACAAAAGAGATTATAATCTATTTGGGGATAAGCTAACTGCAGGAAAGATGGGTGAATGGCATAAAGTAGCTTCTATACCATTGACTGTCTACGATCAGTGGAAGAAAGAAACTAACGGAGCTATAGATAAAGATCCTAAGTTACTAGCTAGGTATTTAAACGATCCTGATAACAAATATTTTAGAACTGCACCAACAAAACTATAGAGGAAATAATGATGGCAGATTTATATAGATTAAACAATTTTAATTATACGTTTACCGCTACTGATAGCTCGGTACTATTGAGTGATGCTATATCTGCACAATGTAACGCAATCATAATTAATGCAAGTGAGCCCGTATTTATTAAAATAACAAAGCATGGCGATGCAGCTACGGCT